AACGGCGGGCCCTCAGATCGAGAGCCCGACCAGCTTGGCGTCCATCGTCTCGCGCGGGAAGCGCGAGGCGCCAGGGTTAGTGGTGATCGTCAGCACCCGGCCGTCGAGCTTGACGTCCCAGCCCGGGGCGATGCTCGACCCCATGCCCCCGGCGCACATCACCTTCGCCTCAGAGCAGGCCATCATGCGGGCGCAGAAGCCCAGGTTGCGGTAGCCGGTGGGGCTGAACAGCGCGCCCCAGGACTTGAGGCTTGAGCGCTTGCCGAAGCGCTTGACGCGGATGTTGGTGCGCACCTCGCGCATCGTCCGTCCGATCGGCATGTTCACCCGGCTGAAGACGTCGATCTGAAGATCGAAGCTCCGACCCTGAAGACCGGCGATTAGCTCGGCCACCCACTGGCCATAGGCGGCCAGCACGCTGGAGTCGACACCGGCCAGGAAGTTGTACTGGACGTTGATCTGAAGCCCAGCCTGACGCACACGCGGCTGGCGCTTGACGAAGTAGCGGTCGTCGCCCATCAGCGCGCGGTCGACGTCCAGCTCGCCCTCCATGTCGTTGTACATCCGACGGTAGCGCTCGACCTGCGGCTTGCCGGACTTCAGATCCATGCCCTCAGCCAGCCAGCCGTGGTCGACGCGCTCGGTCATCTCAGCGCACGAGCCGCCGTTGAAGTGGCCGCCCTTCTGCCAGCTAGAGCGCTGGCGCTCAAGCGTCGAGCGCTGGAAGGGCAGCTTGCGCCCGTCGTGGACGATGGCGCGCCACGTCTGCGCAACCTCGTGGTATGTGGTGGTCATCTCGATCATGTGTTCTCCCTTCGGGTTGTGATTGGTCAGATCGAATGGGGCAGCGGGAATCGGACCCGCTCAAGGCAAACCTGCGCCCCGAAGTCACTGCTCAGGCGGCCATGAAGACGGCCATCTCGACATCCTCGTCATAGCCCACGAAGACGCGCCCCATGCGGATGCGATCGAGCGTCGAGAAGTCGAACGGGTTGCGAGCGTTGTAGCTGGAGTCGGCGCCCGTCCCGTCGGTGTTGCCCGCGAAGATCAGCACCGTCTTGCGAGGGTCGCGGTACATCTTCACCCGGCTGATCGGGTTGCTCAGCAGCCCCTCGTCATCGGCCAGCGGACCGTTGAGCACCAGCATCATGTTGGCGTCTGAGGCGTCCGCCTCATCGAACAGGAAGACGCCACCGTCACCGTCGCGGTCCCACATGTCCAGTAGGTCGGTGCCCTTGAAGCCCTCAAGGTCGACGCGCCCCAGCAGCCAGCCGATGGACGCGCCCTCCTGGCAGGGCAGGGTCCCGAAGGGCACACCGCGCCGTCGGGCCAGATCCTTCGCCCAGTAGCTCTTGCCCATGCCAGCGGGCCCGTAGAGGTAGATCAGGATGCCAGCCTCCACCAGTGCGTCGATGTAGGCGGAGCGCCCACCCGGGAAGTCGCGCTCGGGGTCCCAGTCGCGGATGCCAGCCTGGGCGCGGTCGGCCGCATCCCAGTGCATCGTGCAAGCGTGCAGGATGGCGTCAATCGGGATACCGACCCGCAGCATCTTGCGCCCATCCTGAATCGGACGGTAGGAGATGTGGTCGATGTCGCGGTCAGCCGCGAACACCCGCAGAGCGCGCAGACGGCGCAGCAGCTCGCGCTCATCGGCCGTCAGATCAGACGGCACCTGAACCATCGGCTCAGGCTCAGCCGCGATCACCGGCGCGATGGTCGGGGCGCCGTCCTTGTCGACCCCGGTCATGTAGGCGTGGATCTCGCGGATGAGGTTGCCCAGGCGACGCTCCGCCTCCACCTGCGAGACGTTGACGTACTCGCCGGTGACCTTGTCCCGGCCCGACGTGAACGACAGGGGCTTGACGCCGATGTGCGGGTGCAGGACCGTGAAGACGTCCGCGCAGATTCGGCAGTCCGTGCCGGTGTGCGTGTCCCCGCCGCGCCGCACGATGGCGTCACGGATGTGGCCCTGCTTATGCCAGGGCTTCCACTGAGCCCAGTCGCCAGTGAGCGCCATGACTACGCCACGAACGGGTCGAACGTGAACATGGCGGAGTCGAAGTCGACGGGCGCATCGCACTCGTCGGCGTTGACGTCGAAGACGTCGATCTCCTCAAGGAGCATGACGCCAGAGGCGTCGGGGTTGTGAATGAGCATGGGTTCTCCCTTCGATTGGTTGGAATCTGGCTAAGCCAGCAGCAGCCCAGCGCTTGATCAGACGGTCCCGCTCGGATGAGCCGATGTGCCCGGAGGCGTGTGGCTTCTGTCCGTCGGGGTCATTGCGTACTGGACTCTTGCTGGCCTAGCCGCCGCACGGATGCGGCTGGCTAGGCGTGAAGCGGATACTGCGGTCGGTCACTGCATCGGAGTCGAGTAGGCACGTCGCGGCTACCACCGCCGCACGGTCACCCTCGCTCCGCATGATCAACGCGCATCGTCCACAGCCTGGGATCGGGGTTCGCACCCGATCGGCCGAGCGTCCATAGCTCGTGCCACTGCCTGCCGCCTGGGATCTGACCGCGCCGTTTGGTAGGAGCTTGCCTGTGGCTTGCGCCACGTCCATATCGCTCCATCGCCCGGCTCAACCGCTCGTCTGTTCGAGCGCAGTAGGGCAACGCGTCTGTCTGTCGGGCGCCTCGCATGGGCCGGATCGCCACGCTGCGAGGTTCCGTCACGCGCCGGGCTGACTCACCGGCTGGCGGGCTGAACTCACCGCCTCCGTCAGGCCCTCAGTGCTGCCTGACGAGAACCCCAAGGTACGACGTCCCCGCAGACTTTGCAACCCCCCAGCAGAAGGAACTGGACGAATGTCTAGGTCCCCAGACAGCAAAACCGCGCCACAGAGCGAAGTCCACCAATCGAGTGAAGATTCCTGGTCGCGCGGTTCCGGCGCCATCGGCGCCCGGCGGGACTGGCCATCGTCGGTGCGAGACCTTGCCCGGCGTCTGGCGTCTGAGTACGGGATCGGCGCGTCTGAGACCGCTCGGCGACTGGCGTCCGATCACGGGTTGGCGGTGCCCCGGAGCACCGTACGGGCATGGCTGGCGGCAGGGCCCGAGGATGCGGCCGATCCTGCGTCCCTCAGAGAGAGGATCTGTCAGCTAGCCGCCAGGGAACTAGCGACCCTAGAACGCCAGGGGAGGGGCAAGGTGGATCTGAGGCGACTCGAAGCGCTGAGCCGACTGATCAGATCAGCGGAGAGTGACCGGCCAACGAAGACGCAAGCCAGGGGCCTAGCGCGACTGGCGCAGACCACAGAGACCAACGGCTCAGACGAGCCGCCAGAGTGAGACGTTCGCCCCGGTCGCGCGCGGGGCGAAAGCCCGGCGCGCACGCGAGAGCTGACGGCTCGGAGGATGGCTCAGATCCTCCGAAACCCACGCTGTAGAGCCAAAAACGGCACGATGTGTGCCACGACGTGAGGTGATCTGAGCCGCCAGGTTGTCCGCGCCGTCGGCGTGCGGCCTCCGGCGGCGCGCGGACCCCGCGCACCCCCTCGCGCGCGCGCATGAGGCTCAGGCTCAGGGGGGTATACCCGTCCGCTCTCACGCTGGCGTCGTAACTGGGGTGGGGGGCTGAGGGGGCCCCTCGTATTACAAATCGACGTCTCGAAGGGGGCGCTGTATGACAGCCATGTCTGTCCGGCTCGATGACGGCCTGATCGAGCGCCTGGACGCGCGAGCGGCCGAGCAGGGGATCAACCGCACGGAGCTGGTCACCCGCCTGCTGGAGCACGGCCTGAAGACGGATGGCGTTCAGACGGTCCTACTCTCGACGTCGGAGATCGCCTGCCTGGATCAGCTCGCCGAGCGCGCGGGCTGCACGCGGTCTGAGCTGTCCCGGAGGTATCTGGGCCAGCGTCTGCGGCGCGAGTTCACCGACGACCGGCACCGGCTGTTGCAGAAGGTCAAGGGCTGATGGCACAGCACGAGACGCCACAGTGGCTGCTCCCTTACCCCGACGAGGACGAGACGGCGAACGTCCCGCGTGATCTTCAGGCCCTGGCGCAGGCCGCCGATCAGGCGATCTCCGCGACCGGGGAGTCCTCCGGCGTGCCGGTCGGGGCGATCGTCATGTTCGCCTCCGACGCCGAGCCCGCCCGTTTCATGCGCTGCGACGGGACGGCGCTCTCGCGCGTGGATTTCGCCGAGCTGTTCGCGGTGATCGGCACGAAGTTCGGCTCCGGCGACGGGTCAACCACGTTCAACCTGCCCAACCTGCGGGCCCGCTTCCCGGTGGGGATCAATGACGCGGCGATCGTCGGCCCGCCCGCCCTGAGCGTGCGTCAGATCAACGGCAAGGGCGGCGTCGAGACGCACAAGCTGACGGCCGGGCAGCTCGCCCGCCATTCCCACAAGCTGCCCGACGCCGGGAACTTTCTCGACAACCCGTCCTCCGGGGGCTTCGGCTTCATCAGCTATTCGGTGTCCAACCCGGGCGGCAGCACGATCCGGGTGCAGGGCTGGAGCGCCACCGACTCCGACGGCGGGTCCGACCAGGCGCACGAGAACATGCCGCCGTTTCTCGTCGTGAACTTCGTCATCAAGTACACGGCGCTGTGAGCTGGATCGCGGTCGTCTCGACGGCCTACTGCCTGAGCGGGGTGATGGCCGACGGCACGAGCGTCAGGTCCGGCTCGGTGGCCGAGAACACGCTGCGGCTGGGGACCGCCATCGAGGTCAGCGCTGCTCCTTCACCGGCCCGCCGTTTCGTCGTCCGCGACCGTATCGGCTGGGGAACGCAGCTCGACTTCTGGGTCCCGTCCTGCTCAGACGCCCTCAGATGGGGGCGCCGGGTCGTCCGGATCAGGGTCTGGAGCCCCCGCGAGCTGCGCGTGAAAGCGCGCGTGAAGCTGCTCGTCCACCACCACCGCGCCGCACAGCGGGCACAGGAACACGCCCACCATCTGAGCGCTCAGCCACATCCATTCCACCCGCCGGAGGCTAGATGACCAACGTCACGATCAAGGGCCTGCCGCCCGCCACGGCGGTGAAGGCGTTCTCCGGGGCCCGGGCCCGCCCCTACCTGGAACGCCACGAGCCGTGCCCGTACACGCCGCAGCTCACCGGCACCACGGACGCCAATGGCAACGTCACGCTCGACCTGCCCGACGAGATCGAGCACATCGTGCAGCTCCCCGACGGCACCGGCCGCTGGGTGCTGAACTCGACCACCAAGGGGGGCACGCCGTGATCAGCTCGACGTACTCCGACACGCCGGTCACCGTCACCGGCGAGCTGTCGATCGAGCCCGGCGCGCCGCGCTCGATGGGCATGGACGACCCGGCGGCGCAGACGGTGGTCGACGCCAACGAGGAGCGCCGCTCGCTCGTGCTGCACCTGCACGCCGATGTCGACGGCCGCACGGCGATCGTGTCGGTGTCCAACGCCCCCGACGGCCAGGAGCTGTACCTGGACTTCGGGGACGGCAACGGCGTGACGCTGACCAAGGACGACACGGCCAGCGGCGGCGCCGACGTCACCCGCACGCACATCTACCTGACCGACGGCAGCTTTTTGGCCGTCGTCTACACGCTCACCGGCGAGCGCGACTCGGCGCAGCTCGACATCGCCGTCAACTGGCCGCCCTACGGCCCGGAGGGATGACATGGGATACCACCAGCAGCCGTACACGCTCGACCCGACCAAGGAGCCGCTGGAGGAGCTGGAGAACGTCCCGCTGGCCATCAGCCACGACGAGGACGAGCGCGAGAACGTCGAGGAGGCGCACGTCGAGCTGCGCGAGCAGGTCAAGGCCGAGCAGGACGCCCGCGACCAGGCGGCCGAGGCGGGGGACCCGGAGCCGGGCGCGCCGCGCGAGGCGGGCGACCACGCGGGCTCGGACGAGGGCTCAGATCAGACGACGCAGTCTCAGGCCGACGACGAGGTCCCGCAGGGCACGATCGCCGACGTGCAGGACTGGGTCGGCGACGATCCCGACCGCGCGCAGCAGGCGCTGGACGCCGAGCGCGCGGGCCAGAACCGGGCGACGCTCGTGGCCTGGCTGGAGGACAAGGGCGCGAGCTGATGCCGCTCTCGAAGTACGACCGCTACTTCGGCGGGTCTGGCGGAGCCAGCAAGGCCATGCGCGAGCTGGTCAAGCGCTACGGCCCGCAGAAGGGTCGGTCGATCTTCTACGCGACGGTGAACAAACGCAAGTGAACCTGGCCGTGCTGCGCGCGCGGCTGCGGGAGGACTTCCCGTTCTACGCGCGCGCCGTGCTGAAGGTCAACGACCGGGGCAAGCTCGTGCCGTTCGTGCTGCGCCCCGCTCAGCATGACCTGTGGAGCATCCTGGCCAAGCAGCGCCACGAGGGACGCCCGATGGGCGCGGTCATCCTCAAGGCGCGCAAGCTGGGCTTCTCCACGTTCGCGCAGGGCCTGCTCTTGCAGCGCACCACGCTGCTGCCGTTGCACGCCGCTGCGGTGATCGCCCACAACGCGCAGACGGCCGGGGTGATCATGCAGATGGCGGAGCTGATGTACGCCAACCTGCCCGACGATCTCGATGACGACGAGCTGGAGATCAAGCCTCAGATCGCCAACCGGCGCCGCCACAAGGAGATCGTGTTCGGCGATCCCGACCGCTTCGCCGGGGTCAGCGCCGCGCAGGCGTTCGGCGCCAACCGGCGCACCCTGACCGTCGACACGGCGCGCGAGTTCGAGGGCGGGCGCGGCAACACGTTCCGCTCCGTGCACGGGTCCGAGGTGGCGTTCTGGCCGGACCTCAAGCGCAAGCTGACCGCGCTGCGCTCGGCCGTCGACTTCACCGACCCGGAAAGCCTCGTGCTGCTGGAGTCCACCGCCAACGGCCACAACGAGTTCAAGGCCCTGTGCGACCAGGCGATGAGCGGCGAGGGCGACTACCCGCTGTTCTTCGCGGGCTGGCACGCCGACGCGCGCTACACGCGCAAGCTCACGCAGCGCGAGCGCGACCGCTTCGAGATCTCAGATGACGACGAGCACGAGCTGGTCAAGCGCTTCGAGCTGACCCCGGAGCAGCTCAACTGGCGGCGCTGGGCGATCGAGGCGCTCTGCCAGGCCGACGTCAACGTGTTCCGCCAGGAGTACCCGAGCTTCCCGGAGGAGGCGTTCATCGCCTCCGGTCAGACGGTGTTCGGCGGCGTGCTGATCCAGAAGGCGATCTCGCAGGCCCGCGAAGCCCCCGAGCCCGAGCGCGTCGTGCTCAAGCCGGGCACCTCTACCCAGCGCAAGACGCGCCGGGGCACGATCGACGTCCCCACCACCGTGGCCGTCCTGGACTCCGAGAAAGTTCCCGGAGTTCCCTGGGAGCTGTGGGAGCGCCCCAGGCCCGACGGCCAGTACGTGATCGCCTGCGACCCGGCGTCCGGCGACGTGGAGGAGTCAGACAGCGGCGCGGCGTTCGCCGTGGTGGTGATCGACCACGAGACGCGCGCGCAGTGCGCGCAGCTCGAAGCGTGGACGGAGCCGGACCTGATCGCCACGCAGATCATGCTGGCTTGCCTGCTCTACTCCGAGCACCGCAGGCCGTGGCTGGCCATCGAGCGCACCGGCGGCTACGGGCTGGCGCTGATCGACACGCTGTTTCACGAGTACGGCTGGCGGATGATGTACACCCGCCGCAAGATGGACGCGCCGACCGGGTCCTACGCCGACCGGCTGGGCTGGGACACCACGCGCGTCACCAAGGGGCTGCTCCATGAGGAAGCAATGGCCCTGCTGCGA